TGCCAGTGTTGTCCATGCCAATCATGGTGGACGGGTCAGCTACCACAGTTCGAGTGCCAGTTGCAATGTCGCTGACAGTGTTGAGAATACCCTCGACCTTCAGCACCGAGTGCCGAGGGCCGTCTTGAATGACCTGAATGTTGAGGGAATTTGCCACTTATGGCTCCTTAGCGATGACGCACAGCTGTCACGTAGTCCACGGTGAGCGTGTGGGCAGTGGCGGCTGTGTTCACGATACCGAAACTTGGGGACAGGACTGCGGTTGTGACAAGGGAGGCAGCAGCGGCTGAGAGGTGAACCACAGCACCACGACCTTGAGGGTTAGCCCCAGTCGCGTGGATGGAGTTGTCGCCAGTCGTAGGGTTGAGGTAAGCGTACACATCGCCGTTGTAAGCTACACGGATGCCAACTTCAAACTGTACTCCAGCGGTGAGCGAGAGGGAGCTTGGGAAGGCTGTTGTAGTGCTTACGCCACCGATTTTGGACACAAGAGTTAGTGTGCCAGCTCCTGCGGCCTTTGTGATGTACAAGCCATCGGCTGCGGACAGTGGCGGAGAGGCTTCTGCCATCAGGCCAGCGAAGAACACTTCCGTGTTTGCATCACCCAAAGTGCCAGTGAACTTGAAGAAGGTTTCCTTACCTGCTACGAGCTGGAATCCAGCAATTGGCTTCTGCATTTGGATGCTGTCCGACGCACCAGGTGTTGTGGTAAGCAGCAAGAGTCCGCCATCGCCCGCAGTTAGGGCTTCCGTCCCCGAGCCGACAGTCGAAACCGCCCACTCAGCTGCAATATAATGGTCGAAGTCATCATGGAAAACGTGTGCCCATGATGGGTCAGGCAGCCCTGCGGCGCCCATTGTCTGCCACTCGGCTGCGTTTGTCGCGCCGTGGGGCATTCTTGTAGTGATTGAGGCTGTCATAAGGTTCTCCGATTAGGTTGAAAATGTGTTCACATTAACAATTATTAACGTGAACACAGATTTTGACATCAGCTATTAAGCTGCGTTAGAACCGAACAGACCGCGAGGGTTTGCCCACAGGAAGGTGTAGCGCTCGTAAGCACCGACCTTGAAGTTGCGCGTATCCGCATCGTTGTCTTGCCAGATTTCCAGCTTCTCACGCTCTTGGTGAATCATACCGTCAATGCAGTCGGTAGTGATGAACCAAGGGCCAGTTGCTGTCAAGTATGGGCAGCTGACAAGACCCTTAGAAATCATACCTTGGGTATTGATTGGGTTGATGTCGTTGATGTTTGTGCCCACTGCCTTCGCTGTGCCGAGGATTTTCTCAGCTGTGAAGTAGTTGTATGGGTTCACAACCAAGCGCGCGCCACTCAAAGGCTCGATATAGCCCTTGTCGTCCTTGGCAGACATCATCAGAATGAGCATGTCTTCAAGAGCGGCTTGGCTCAAGGCTGAATCCACAATGAGTTTGTTCTGCCAAGTGCCGCCACTGAAGTTCGGATGGGCGGTGTTCAAGAGGCTGACACCGTCGCCACCAACAAAGCTACTGTTGAAAGCGCGGTTGTACACGTTTGCAGCGTTGATGTTGCGGGTTTCGTCAAAGGCACGACGCAGCTTCATCACGCGATTCTGAGTCAACTTCATATAGAGGTTGTCCTTCAGCTCTTCGTGAGTGGTAATAACGCCAAGACCATAGGCCACGTTGGTTCCGCGAGTCACAAAGCCTTGTTGCATTGTGTCGTAGGAGATTGGCGCGCCTTCGGGTTTGATAACCGCTACGCCCAAGCCCACATCCTGCACGTACTCTTCGTAGTTCTTGTCTGAGGTTTCGGTTTTGAACAGCATTGGGGCATACTGTGGGGCAGCTTTCGCTGCAGAGTCCCACCATGCCTTGACGCCTGGCCATAGTCCCTTGGGGTACGAGCCTGTGTTGATAATTCCTGCCATGATTCTTTCTCCTTAAGTGATTAGTAGCCGACTTGTCCGCCGAGGAAGGCATGCTGATTAAAGCGCACCAGCCAGACAGCGTAAGCACCGAAACCGTTGCCGATGCGCTGGGAGAGTCCCAGCATCTTCAGTGGTAGGGTACTGGTCGTAGCGACAGTGGAAGTTGCCAACACCGTTGCAGAGTTCTGCGCAGGGGAGGTTGGATTCGTGACTGTCACGTTACAGTTGTTGTTGAGGTTGGCGGTTGTCAGCACAGTCAGGCCGTCGTCCATCACTTCAAAAATGACATCAGGGTCATCAATGACCGCAACGTAGTAAGCCTTGGCCTTGACAGCTGGAATGTTCTGAACAGTTAAGTCCAGTGTCACACCAACAAGGCTAGGGTTGTTAAGGCCTGGAACCACCACACCTGCCATCACGCCGACAGGCACGCCTGTGCCTGTGAACTTCGTCACAGCTGGGATGCCGTTTGCGTCGCCGCCTGCGGCTAAGGTGAGGATATCCCCAGGGTTGATTTGGTTGGTGTCAGTGGAAAGCACTACATAAGTGTTTGTAGCACCAGTCCACGCCGACCCGTCAGCATATCGAGAGGCTTGTAACCCCTTTGGTTGCACGATGTTTGTCATCTTGCGAACTCCTTATAAAAATTAAGAGACTTTTGCGTTTGTTTCGAGCTTCGACTGCACGCCTGATGGCACGTAGTTTCCGCTCCCTGCTTTTGGCTGCATCCGCCCGTTGCGGATTTCCGCATCAAGGGTGTTGGCTTGGTTCTGACCGCGAGCTTGTCGTAAGTCCCACGCTTCCTGTGGGCATTTCATCAGGTAGAGTCGCAAAGGTTCCCCGTTTTCGGAGTGGCCACCTGCGAGTCGACTGACACGATTGCTCAAATCTTTATCAGCGACAAACTCTGATGTACGTCGTACTTCCCCAGGCGCTACAAAATCGAAACCGTCCCACAGGAGCTGTTCAATTCGTCCGTCTATGTCAAGCTCCCAGTACATATGATAACCTGGGATTTCTCCCTGTACTGCTAGCTTGAGGTTTAATCCTCCAAGGTCGGCAGGCCTATCTCGTGGTACGCCTGCGCGGTCGGCAGCTTCTTGGGCTTCGCGGCTGGCACGTCGGGCGGCGAGGATGCCTGCGAAACGGTCAGGGACGGCAGAAGATGCTGCGGATTTGCTGTCTGAAATTGGTGTGGATGATGTTGCCATGATGGTGTCCTTGGATATCTAATGGAGGTTAAGAGAAATAGGCCTTGAGGTAATCAGCAGGACTCTTGTAGAATCCGCCTTTTATCAGGTCTTTCATTATCTTGAGGTCTTCCGCAGGCAAATCATTTATTGTTTTGCCATTATATTCGTTTACGGAATTTTGACCAGCACTTGACTTACCACCACCCGCTGTAGTAGCGGTGCGGGAAGTCTTGGCAGCAGTGGCCTGTGCGAATCGGCGTGGGAAGTCCTCTTCAACTTTGGCCTTGACCAGTTCTAGAAAAGCGCGGCCAGTCAGGGCATTGCCCCGAGCCTTGAGCTGCTTGCCAGTTTCAAAGGCGTGGTCGCCGAGGACTTTATCAGTGTTGACCCAGTCGTTACCATCGGCTACCCAGTCATTGTAGACTTGCATTGCGGCAGTGTTGGCGGCAGGGGGGTTGGCAGCGCGGACTTCCTGCTTTTCGGCTTCGTGTGTGGCTTGGCGTGCAGCAAGTTCGTCCTCTAAGGACAGGGCGCGGCTGTCATCCCCTTCTCGGGTGGCGGCTTTGATTTGCAGGCGGAGTTCTTGCATATTGAGCTTGTGTTCTTCGTCCTTTTTGGCAAGTTGGGCTTCCATGAACTTGCGCATCTGAGCTGCGGTTCCATCGAAGGCTGCAATTTTGGCTTGCAGGGATTCGATTGTTGCGGCTTGCTTATCACGGAAGCGCTCACCACGTTCAATGAAGGTCTTGGCATCAACCCAAGGGTGCTTGCTGCCAGTGTATTCGTCCTGCGGCCGCCAGCCCTGAACGTGGGCTTCAGCTTCGTAATCGCGGGGGGAAGTTGAGCCAGTGGTTTGCGGGTCGCCTGTGATTTCAGCCGCCGCAGCCGAAGCCATCGCAGCATCAATGTCGCCCATCTGCTGGGCTTGCGTTTCTGCCGCAGCAGTCATCGCGTCGATTGTGGAAGTGTCGCTCATGGTGTTTCCTTAGGAGAAGAGACAGGGGAAATGATGTCAGTGTCTTGAACAAAGCGGTAAGTTTTGCCGTTTGTAGGAGACTTGCGGAGGATGCCAGTGTACTTGCCGATAAGCACGCGGTCTCCGATGTTGCAGTAGTCAGTGGACTTGTCGAACCAAGCGTCATGGCCGATTTCCACCACCACAGCAGTGTCAGTTTCCATTTCCATCTTGTTTTGGGAAGTCTTGGGCAGCACAATGCCGCTTGCGGTGGTTTCTTCCACTTGGTCAGGGAGAAGCAGGATGCGGCAGCCTGTGGCAGAGAAGCCACTGTCGTTGGCAGGGTTCGGGCCTTTGTCAGCTCTCCAGCCGTGGGTGCGTGCTGTGTGCATATTACTAATTATTAACGTGTTCACATCATTCATGGAACTCTCCTGCCTTGGCCGCCTCAAGCTGCACAATCACCTTCCGCAGGGCATCTACCCCACCAAGTGCCTTCGCATTTACCAGCGCCGTCTTTTCCATACTGTCCGACACATAGGCTTCGTCCGCCCATGCTCTGCCAGTCTCCTCGATGCTTTCACCCAAGATGCTTTTAAACTCCTGAGTCAGCGGGTGCTGCGCCCATTCCTGCCATTCCTGATTGCTTGTTTGCATTTCCTGTTCCTTGACTTAGTTTAGCTTTATCCAGCAGATGTTGCTGGTCTGATGTAAGAGCGCGTGTTAAGAGGTCTAAGCTCTTCAACACACCCTCTTGATGGGCTTTCGCCGCACCTATTTGGGCTTCGATTAACGCAATCGCGTGCCCTGTTTTTACGCCCTGAGCCTCGGCAGTTTCCTTGAGTGCCTTGGCTTCCAGTTCGGCGATTTTGGCCTGCCCAACAGCCGCATCCAGTTGAAGTTGGGCGACTGTGACTTGAAGGTTTTCTTGGTGCTCCTTGGCTCCCTGT